TTTGTAGATATACCCTCACTATTAGTTGACTTTATCTCAAATGAAGCACGTGACTCGTATGGAACAATGTTTCGTCTAGATATTTTAAACTGGGTATTATTATTAGGTTGTAATTGTTCATATAATAATGTTCCATCAATAAAATCTAGTGTTTGCACAGGGTCCAAAAGAAATACTGCACGTATTAATTTTATATCACCACTTGTTTTATATTCTAAGAAATTCCCATTCATACGAAAAGAAACTTTATTATATGTAACATCTTTAAGTATTTTGAGTTGTGGTATACTTTGACTTACTATGTTATTTGATCCAAACAAGCCATTGTTTTGCACTGTATATGGAAGTAATGACGATAACCAACCGTCTTTTTGCACTGATATCATATTATCAATATTTACACCTTCTAATAGTGGGTTTGTTGAACAAGTTCCATATGTATATGTTTTTGTTAATAATGTATCAAGTGTCGTTGTCGTACTTGCAAGTGTTAATTTTGTTCTGTTTGTAGCAGTTGCACCTTTATATGCAAATGATTTTAACCATATTATATATACTGCTAGTATAAGTTCATCTACTACATTAAAATCCATTCCTGTGTATGCCTTTCTTGTAAGGTCTACTTCTGAATTTGGCTGACCACCACCTCCACCACCCATATCACCTCCTATACCACCGTCGCCACCACCCATATCACCACCGCGATTTACTTGATATACAGTTTCTCCAATTGGTGTAAATAATTTAAAATAACCTTGGTAAGGATTAACATCAAACCAATTTGCTAAATATTCGATATATTCGCGACATGTAATACCACTATTAGGTTTTTTAGTAATGCTAGAATAATTAAGTATATTAAATCTATGTGTGGTAATACCACTCCTCTTTTTTCCACGTGTAATAGCATATGCTTTTACTGTAAAATAACCTCTTTTATAATTTGCTTGATGGATTGCTAGACGAACAAAACGATGGTTGCCTTGTTTTTGTTCATCTATGAACTCGGTATATGCTGTTTCATCATCAATTGCCCAGTAATATACTGTATTTAAAGGATCATTACTTGGATTATTTAATATGAACTCAACTGGGCCTCTGATACCTGATTCAACAGTTGTGGTGCTAGTTGTACCTTGATAAAAATTAACTACAGCATAATATGTGTCGGGGAGCATTGTTTCGATAATTAAGTTACCTGGATTAATGTCATAATCAGTAATACTGGTTGGAAAAGGTTCATAATATTTATTTGTAAAGATTGGTGCAGATGTAATATTTTCAGAATATGTATAAGAACCGTTACATGTATTACTGTGAGGATCTGAGCATGTAATACTATCTGCCGCTCTGGCTCCTGAACTAACTGAACTACAATTAATACCAAAGTTATCTAAACAAGCCGTGCGTTTAAATATACTATTGCGTGTAAAATCATTCATCATGGTATGTCTTGTATTATACAACTTGTTGTGTTTTAATTTATCATCATTATTATTAATAATATCAGAATTGGTTCCTGGCATACCTTGATATACTATATATAAATAAAAAATATCATTATACGAAACTATAATGATATTTTAGTGATTAATTATAAAATCATATTAGTCATTCTCAATTTTAGGTGCAAGATAAAAATATAGTTTACCATCTCCTTCCCCAACGTCATATAAAATTCTAATAGGGAAGTTTTCTGTTAAAGAGATAACAACATTTTTTGAAATTTTACTATACATACAAATATCATGCAATTTATGAAGAGAAAATCCCAACTTCATATCAACATCTTCAAGACATGCTATGTCATTGTCAATTACAACCTCCATTTTCCCCGCCTCATTTCCAGAAGCAGAACAAATGATTTTTTCTGGTTTACAGTCAAACTCAATGCTGTCACTGAAAATGATCATTTGGTTAATAATTGAAGCAAACTTGGAAGATGATAATTCAATGTCTACATGTGATTCAAACTCTGGTATATGTAGACTTTCAGTATCTAAGTCAACCAGAGGCAACTCAAACCTTTTATCGTATATATTTGGGTCTTTACTTGTAAACTTAATCTGAAGTCTATCGTTATCTTTTTCAAATGCCATATGAATAGTTTGTCCCTTTTCTCGCGTATTAAGTACTTTATAAAAAATAGATACAGTTATTCCAATGACTACACCGTCTCCATCAACCTTATATGAATGAAACCAATTAGAAGGAAGAAATATTTCAGTGATAACAATATTTCCACTATCTAATGCTTGAACATATAACCTCTCTTTGTTAAACATAAGATTGATAGTATCACTGACTAATTTCATATGTTGAAATATACTGCAAAATGCATCCGCCTGATTATTGTCATGTATTTCGAGCTCCATACTCACAGTACAAGTGTTGTATTTAATATAATTTTTAATATTAATTACAGCTTAGTATATTTTTTATGTTGCAAACATCATGCCACAGTTTCCTCCTGTGAAATGTAAAATATTATACATTTCCTGAAAGACTGTTAGGTCATAGTTATAATCATATAATCTCCAAGAAGGTTTATTTACACCTACAAAGTCGTTTGTGTCGGGGTCACATATTGCAAGTGTTTGTGCGTGAGGGTCTAGTGGTGGAACAATGGTATTTAGTTCTAGTTCTAATTTTGGAACTTGTGTTAAGTCAGCTGCACCAGAGGGTTGAAGTTGATATGCTGAATCATTTACTGCGAATGTATAGCAGTATAATCCATCTTCGGCGTTTCCAGAAGTTCTTGTATATTTTTCCATGTAGTTAAATACAGTATCGGGTAAGAGATTTTCACGATACTCGCCATTAAAAAGTATTGCTGCACTTTCTAGTATATCTTTTTGATTTTCGGATTGATAATCACCTGTTACATACCAACCAGTAAGATTACCGTCAGCATTTACACCTGGCGCTACACTAAGACTTTCTACATTTGGACTATTTGCATGTTGACGAAAAATTGGATGAGTTACATTTGAAAGATAATTAAAGGTGCTTGATGGTGCAGGATATATATCATAAGGAATATAGTTATATGGCCAGTTTGTTTTATTTGACCATTCGTTTCTCATAAATACATCACTTCGTTTTAAACAAAACATAATATTTGGAATAATACCTGTTGTATCTAGTTTAATTTTACTAGAACCTACTACATTTTTAAAAGTATTTTCTTTCACTTGCTTAATTAAATATTTCTGTTCTCTTTGAAAAAATACTCTACGTTCTTCATCTGATAAAAATCCATATGTGCACATTAAGTGAATATCTGCATTCCATAATGTTCTTGTATCATCATATGAATCAACACCAATCTGAACATCGGGAGGAGTTTGTAAAAAACGATAGAACTGCATATGTGGTTGATTGAAATTTGGAGCAACATAAGGATAATTATTTTCACTGTCTAAAACATCGCGTATCTTGAAAAGTTGTTGAATGGGACGGAATGTAACATTTATGAATAGTTCATTATATTGAAGGCTTGCTAATGGGACAGCATTTTGTGATTTTAATGAAAACCATGCATTAAGTGGAATAAGGAGTTGTCTTCCACGAATAGAAGGTTCAGACCCATTTTCACTTTCCGTATAATATGCATTTGGATACGTATTTACGCGTGCTCCCGAATTAGCAGGGTCATTCATTCCTTGTGTATGACCTGTCATTCTGTAAAAGAGTTCTTTCTTTTCTTCAGAGAAGTCACGCTGAACAATTGAAAGTAAATATTCACCAGAATACTCTTGCAATGTATAATTTCCGCAAGTAATACTTACTTTATCTATCATCATTGCACCCAGATTTTCAATCCACTTAAACTCATATGGAACCCATACACCCGTATTCTTTGTTGGGTCTTGTTCATTTGTTACTGGTGGAATAATACCAGACCAAATACTAGGCATAGTAACTGATACATATGCATCCATAAGAAGATCCGCATGTCTAGGTATTTTAAACGACATTTTTGACTGTTCATTTAATCTAAGGGTTTTTGAACCATTGAAATCTATTCTGAATTTTTGCATTGCAAAATCAGTGTATTTGCTGTATGTAAACTTAAAAAAGGATTTTGTGGGATTACCGGTTAATATAAGACCAGCTTTCCCTTCTAGTTTTAATTGCATAAGACCACCTGGCATTGATAATTCTAACTTACTATAACTAGAGATATTATTGTGTTATGTTTAATATGTTGTAACAATAACTTAGTAATCTTTAATATTCATTATTTTCTTGAAATATAAATATAGTTGTACTGTAATATGGACAAGTCAAATAGCAATGGTTCTGGAGATATGGCAGGTAATGCAATGGACTTTATAAATAAACTAAAAGATAAATATATCGTCACTATTCTCACCATAATGATAATAGGAATATTAATTGCTCTTGTGTTTTTCTATTATGGGGTGTTTAATTTAGAAAATACAACATGTAAAACCTATGATGAAATGTATACAGCTATAAATCCTCATATACGGTCCATTACAGAAGCAGAAAATTTTAAATACATGTTTAGAGATTATTATATTAAAACTGCTGCTAATTGTTGTAATACTGGTAACGTGAAAAATGGTGTTGTTTCTACATGTGCCTTGCGAAATGTTATTAAAGATGGCGTGAGAGGTCTTGATTTTGAGATTTATTCTATGAATGATAGACCAGTTGTTGCATCATCAACTCTTGACAAATATACCGTAAAAGAACTTTATAATAAAGTAGATTTTGAAGATGTTATGGGAGTGATAGTTAATTACGCATTTTCTAGAGGAAGCTGTCCAAATCCCGATGATCCTATCATTATTCATATTCGTTTTATGAGTCAAAATCAAACTATGTATGAAACCCTTGCTTCTATTTTTAAACAACATGAAAAACGTCTTCTTCCTTCAGGATTTCATTATGAGAACCGACGTCAAAACCTTGGTGAAGCACCACTTCTAAGGTTAAGAAAAAAAATTGTTGTTGTTGTCTGTAATACAAATAAAACCTACTTGGACGTAAAACCATTTTACAAATATGTAAATATGACAAGTGGGTCTATGTTTATGCGTTATTATACAAATGACCAAATACGTAATGTTCCCAGCGCGGAAGAACAAGTAAAATATGATAAAAAAAATATGTCAATTGTTGTTCCAGATAGACAAAGCGACCCTCCAAATCCAGGAAGTGTTGCTACGAGAAAAATGGGTATTCAGCTAACTGCTATGCAATATTACCTGAACGACACATCTTTACAAGAAATGAGGGAGTTCTTTAATAGACAGAACACAGCCTTTGTATTGAAACCTGAAAACTTACGTTTCGTGCAAAAATATATTCCTGCTCCAAAGAAACAAAACCCTAAACTATCGTTTGCGACAAAAACTGGATCCGCACAGGGTATCAAGTTTAATATTTAATTTAACGGTGATAACATATTTATTTTCATATATTAATATATACGTTATTAGTTATACATTTAGAATAAAATGGCTTCCAAACATCCTTCGTGTGATGCAAAAATGACATTTAGTGAATGTGAACTTACTATATTGCGAAGTGCAGTAGATGATGCTGACACACGTCGTAATAAAAAAATAGTAAACTCGCCAGAAGTCCAGCGTATGATAAAACTAGTAGAAGATTTTCTTCGTAAAAAGAAATTAATTTGTTACGGTGGAACCGCAATTAATGCTCTCCTTCCAAAACATGCACAATTTTATAACAAAGATACCGACCTAGCAGATTATGATTTTTTTAGTCCTAATCCTGTAGAAGATGCGAAAGCATTGTCTAATATTTTTTGCAAAAATGGATTTGAAGAAGTAGAAGCCAAGTCTGGACAACATCATGGAACATACAAAGTCTTTGTTAATTTTATTGGTATGGCAGATATAACATTTTTACATAAGGATGTTTATAACGCTTTAAAGAAAGAAGCAAAACGCGTTGATGGTATTTATTATTGTCCTCCAAACTATCTTCGCATGTCTATGTATTTAGAACTTTCTAGACCAGAAGGCGACGTTAGTCGCTGGGAAAAGGTATTGAAACGATTAGGTCTTTTAAATAAATATCACCCTTTAAAAATAAGTGATTGCAATAGTGTAGATTTTCAGCGCAGCTTATCGTCTCCAACTGGTTATGATGAGGTTACCTGTGTGAAAATATATAATACTGTAAAAAAAACGCTTGTTCAAGAAGATGTTATATTTTTTGGAGGATTTGCTATTTCTAGTTATTTGGAATATATGCCTTCAACTACACAAAAGAAAGTAAAGAAGATACCAGACTTCGATGTTTTCTCAGAAGCAGCTGAAACAACTGCACGTCTTGTAAAAGAACGTCTTGAAGATATTGGTATTAAAGACGTAAAAGTAGTTAAAAAATCGTGTGTTGGAGAAGTTATCTCCGCGCACTATCAAGTTGTTATAGGTAAAAACGATACGGTTGCCTTTGTTTATGAGCCAATGGGGTGTCATAGTTATAATAAAGTTAGGGTTAATAACACTTCTGTGAAGATAGCTACTATTGATACTATGCTAAGCATGTATCTTGCCTTTTTATATTCTAGTCGTAATTACTATGATTTAAATCGTTTGTTGTGTATGGCAAACTTTTTATATAAGGTTCAAGAGAGAAACAGATTAAAACAAAAGGGTGTATTAAAACGTTTCAGCATTAATTGTTATGGTTATCAGCATACAAAGGAAGACATGCGCTCTGAAAAAATGAAAATGTATGAGGAGTTAAAAAATAAACGTGATACAAAAGAATACGAAGAGTGGTTTTTAAAATATAGACCACTTGACAATAAATCAACCAAAAAAGCTGTTAAAAAGACAAGAAAAGCTGTCCGTAAACAAGCAAAGAAAACACAGAAAAAAAAGAAGTAACTATTTACACACAATAATGTTGAATAAATGTTTTATATATATCTTCTGATGTTACTCTAAAAACTTTTACAATAAAGGTCTTCAACATATCATCACCTATGTATTGAGTTGCATAGATTATGATAGAAATTAAATACCCTATAAAAACCAAGAGTAGTTGTTTTACTTTATTTTGAATATTTATTGTCATTGGCATATTATGTTTAAAACAACACATTTGGGTAGGTATCCCTGTCATAAAAAACGTATGTGCGTCAAGTGTTCCGCTCAATACACGATGAACATTATTATTTTCGTTTTTTACGTTTATTGTAGATGTTATGGTATTAATATTGCTATATGTAACGAGAGAAATACATAACATTTTCCGTCCGTTATCAGCAGATGCGTTTCGTTTTTCTTTAAAAAAATATGGTTGTTGTCCATCAATATATCTTCCATGACGTGCAATATTTGCATCTATTACAAAAGGAATATGTGCTGACCGTGAAATACATTCAAATAAGTGGTCATTTGACTTATATTTACATTTCACAACATGCCGACAGTTTTTTACGTCATAGTATGTCATATAGAGACGATTGTTTAAACGCATATATAAGTTTTCATCACTAACTTGTCTAATAATATCAAAAACAGTAGTAAGAACATCTAGACGACCATCTCGTTTAAATATGTCTAGTCCTTGACGATATATATTTTCAAACAAATCAAGACGTTCAATCATATATAAAATAGAACAAATCGTGCTGACACTACATGCTGAAAATCTATGTATTTTGATTCGTCCCTTTCTCTCTAATTCTTTCAAAAAATATAACACACCAACAAGATAAGAACCATTAAAAGCGCCACCCTCAACAACAACATCCAGATGTAACGTGTTTGTATTTAAAAAAGTTGATGGCGTGGTTTCCATAAGCCGTGATATGTATTTTTCAATCATAATGTGTTATAATTAGACACAATTAACTTGTCTAATTATAA